AGGCACTCGATACTTAACACCAGCCTTAAAGGTGAAAGTATTTCCGACTCCATAGGTCATGTCTTCAATATCAGTGATGGTACGGATAACGACCATATCGCCTGCTGTTGATACTCCAACGTTCTCGATCTCGTCGAGTACTAGCGGAGCATCTGGATTCTTAGGATCAAAGACATCCTTTTCCAGACTCTCTGCTTCTAGTTGAGTAGCGATTGAGATTTCTTCTGCACGCTTCTTTAACTCTGCTGCGTTCTTCTTTGTTGCTTGCTCTTTAGCACGACCTGTTGCGTCTAAAGGACTTACTGGTGTATTTGCCACGGTATGTATTCTCCTAAAGTAGATTGATTAATGATGCCTGGGGGCCCAGGAAGGAGTAGGACCCCCAGACATCGATAAAACTTGTCTTAGTTTGTGTAAACCTTGACGATAGCCTGATCGGTGATTACACCTAGGCCCCAGATTGCGTACCATGCAAGAGCGTGCTCACGACCGAAGTCAAGAACGCCACCATCACGAAGTTCAACTGGTAGAGAGATTGCGTGACCAAATGCGTTGTCACCAATCATGATTGACTCGTAAACTTCCGCACCGTTACCAGTTGCGTTAGTTAGGTAACCCTTTTCTGCAGTGAAATCTGCAGACTCTGGGTTTCCACCGTTACCTGGGGCTGTGTTAGCCTTAACAGGAACGCTGTACTGATCTGCTGGAACTCCAACAGATGTTGAAGTTGTGTATGCAGCGTTAACTGACAACTTCTTAACCTGTGTTGTTTCGATGAATACTACGTCGTATAGACGACCGATTTCACCGAGCATGAAGTTACCTGGAGCAGCGTACTTTGTAACTTCGATGAACTCTGGGTTCGAGCGAATGTCACGAGACTGCTTTGGGTGTACGAACTGTACGTATGTCTCACCTAAGCGAGGGATGTTCTTACCAGCGAGTGTAAGAGCAGCATCCTTAACAGCACCAGTTGACAACTTGTAGTTACCATCTAGGTCTGAGATCTGTGTTGCTGCTGTACCTTCGTTGTACCAGTCGTTAACACCCTGTACGCCTGAACGGTCGTAACCGAACACTGCTGATGTTGCTGCTGATAGTGTGTTGCGAGCCTGTACATCTAGGTACTGTGCCATGTGGCGACCTAGAAGACGTGATGCTGACGCCATAACGTCATCAAATGATGCGTTAAGAAGTAGTTCAGAAACTGCTACTGCGTAGCCGTGTTCTGCAACTGTGATTGCGATCTGCTCTGCTGTTAGAGCGTTGGTTGTCATACGAACACCTTCAGTTAGAGGTGTTGGATCGATACCAAAGTTCTTGTAGCGGAGGAAGTTCACACGGAGACCAGGTGCTACACCTAGTTCTGTCTTCTTAACTGCGAATTGCTCGAAGCGAAGAATTGGCATTGCCTGGAACAAAATTTCCTTGCTCCAGATTGTTTGAATTGCTTGGTTCAAAGATGAGTTTGAACCTGAGTACGCTGTAGGCGCTCCTGCGAGTTGCCCAGTACCTGTAATTGCACTTGCCATTTAGGTCAAGTCCTTTCTTAATTGGTTAGTTGGAAGGGATTACTGATCGAACAGTCCCTGACCACGATTGCTGGCTGCAGTGCCAAGTAACTTGGCTCTTTGTTTCGCATAGTCGGCCATTGTCATGTCCCGAATTGCATCGGGTGTATACGATTGTTGTGACGAGTCATTATCGAGGGGTCCTGAGGCAGGCGCTGTAATTCGAGTACCTGCCATTTGTTGCTTCGCAGATTGCATTGCTGCTTGTGCAGATTGCAAAATACTTGAAGACTTGTCTTTGAGAGTAGCGATGCTGCTCTCAATTTCATCGGGAGTGTTACCTTGAATCAGATCAATTAGTTCAGGAACAATACTGTCACGTTCTTGTTCCAGACGATCTTGACGGTAATTCATTAGTTCTTGGAACCTGCGCTCTTGCTCTAGTAGAGCAAATGCACGTTCTCTTTCAAGACGTTCGTTCTCAAGTTGAGAACTAAATTCTTGCTCCTTCTTTGCGAGGAGTTCTTTGAACGATAGTTCACTTTCTTCTTCTTGCTTACGCTTTGCCTCTGCCTCTTTTTCAAGAGCAACACGAAGGTTTTCACGCTCTGCTTCTTTGGCTGCTGCTTCTTCAGCACGAGCCTTTGCAGCCGCAAGTTCTTCTTTCATCTTTTCCATCTGAGGATATAACTTTGCTTTTTCTTGCTCACGAGCCTTAGCAATGTCATCTGCGGTATACACAGAACTCACCTCATTCTGAAAAACTTCTTGTGCTGTAACTGCTTCCGCTAATTGCGGAGACAATAAGTCAGCGGTTTCTACTTGGTTTTCCATAGTAATCACCTATATTTTCTATGTCTTTGTCCGAATGCCTTTCGGCGTGCCACTGGGTTTTGTTACGAGATAATTGCATTACATTTCAACACAAATGTCTCGTTATACTCTGATTTTTTATCAGAATCTTCTATTCCTTATCGACCGTTCTGCGCTGTGGAATTTTAGTTCCATAGGCATCGGTGACAAGTTTGTTACGTAACTCAGCCTCAGCCTGGACTTCGATTCCCTTAGTCTCTTGGCTTGCTGGGTTCTGTGGGTTGGCTGGATCTTGTGGGCCCATCATGCCGTCACCCATAACGTCGCCATCGCCTAATTGCATTGGCTGCATTGGGATAGCGGAGTTTCCATCAGGTCCTGGCATCATGCCAGTCATGTCCATGATCTGCTTCTGAATCTGAATCTTCACAAGTTGTAGAGCACCATCAGCCTGAGCATCAGAGATCAACTCTTGACGAATCTCCTCTAACTTCTCCTCTGGGAATTCCTCGCCAAGAGTACGAAGTGCACCTTCCTTAGACTCAAGACCCATACCCAACTTAGTCTGGATTTCGTTGAGCGCAATCAACTTGTCAAGAGGCAGTGGTTGTGGGAAGTGAGCGTAGTTCATGTACGAGATTGGATCATTAGGATCAAGTTGTGGTAACTGACCGTCCTTGATTGGACCGTCAAAGTCTGGGTTGTACATCATCGTCTCTGGCTCTTTGAGGAAGAGAGTACGAAGTGCTAACTCATTGATTCTTTCAATTCCCTTACCGTACTGGGCTACCTTCTGTGAGTATCGATTCATTAAAGGCTGATACTGGATAGAAAGTGCAACACCTGAAGTGTTAGAGATTGCTTGAACTTGTCCCAGTGCGGTTTCTGGGATGTTCATGACTTCGTGCATTGAGCGCTTTAGAAGTTCTAGGTACTTCAAAGCACCATCAATACCTTGGGCGCCGCCTTCAAGATTGAAAACCTGGGCATCTTTTGGAAGACCGCCCCAGACTTTCTTAGCACCCTTTTCCAAGTTAGAGGCTTTAGCACCCACGATCACCGTTACTGGTGATGCGTGGTAGTTAATGATGTCAGCGACATCAGTGCTAATTTCGTTATATGCACGGTTGATAGTGATGATGTCGTGTGCGTCCGAGAGACCCCACGGCGATCCTGAAACAGGAACATTAGGTATGTGTACCACTGGGATTAGCCCAAGTGGATTTGGACGAGAATCAATCAACTCGTCGTTAACGTATTCTTCAATAACGTCGTCAGTCAAAATTTCAGTATAGGTAAACACTTGACGTGTACCTTCTAATGATGTTCCCCAGAAACGATACTTCTGCTTGAAACGCAATAGGCGTGTGCGATCGTGTGGGTGGAACTCAGGGAAACAGAATGATGAGTTCATAGGCAGTAGGCGAACACGACCAGGATGAAAGTGTCCAGCAGAGTCAGTCCACGGCTCTTCGTATGCGACCTTAACAAACACGTCGCCTGTAATTCCGCCTTGCTGACCAATCTCAAGTAGCACACGCATCTTGTCGTTGTCTACTTCCCAGATGCGCTCTAAGCGGTCTGGAACAATTGCTTCTGTTGCCTTAGGAGAACGGAAGTGTAATCCGTTACCAAATGTAAAACGTGAAAGGTAATCATTGAATGCACGATAGTAGTTAACTGCAATCTGCATTTCGCCTTGCTCACGGCGGTAACCCCAGTGATGACCAAGGTACATCGCCCAGTTGAGTGAGTAGCGGTTGAGGCGTGGACCGTGTACTTCAAATTCTTCGTCAGCAAGTTCCACCAAACCAAGTGGTGAAATAGAAATCGTTAAATCGCTAGACGCTGCTCTATACGACGGAGGACTAAAGTCAAGAAATGACATTACTTATTCTTCTTATCTTTCTTAGTATCTTTTTTATCCTCTAAGTGTTTTGACTTTTCTTTGTCGGCTTTCTTCTTTTCCATGCCTGCACGACGTGTTGCTTCAGTGGTCTCAATAAACTGTCCACCTGATTGAACATACTTCTTGTGCACCCATGCTGATGCACCAGGATTTGGATATGACGAATACTTAGCACGAGCCATAGCAACGATCGTTGCATACAACTTTGGGTTTGCGGGTTTTCTCATATCTCCTCCAAGGATAGCCTAACCACCCTCACACTAGTGCAAGGGTGGGTCGGCGTACTTATTAAACTATTAGTCGTTTACGACTGTTGGTGACATACGCTGAGTGCGTCCACCTGAACGAACTGCAGTCTCAATCTGAGCGCCTGAGTAGTCGTTCATTGTTCCATGGGCGAATTCACCAAGGTATGTTGGTGCTTCTACCCATGATGCTGATCCAACGTGTGCACGCTCTGAGAGAGTCTCAGCAGCAGTCTTCTGCCACACTGGTGCGTTACGATTTGGACGGCCAGGTGCTGTTGCAGAACCTGACATCATTCCTGTCTGGAAATCTGCTGGCACATCTGTGTCAGTTGCGATTCCTTCTTCAAAGCGTAGAGGTCCACGGCGAGTAGCGTTATCTGCGCCCTTCATTTCGTAGATCTGAGGTGCACGCTCTGGAAAGCGAGGTGCTGGTGAGATTGTCATATTTACTCCTTAAGGATGTATTGGAAAGGCCTTTTCCTAGTACATAGTTTCCACCTTTTTGAGCGGTCTATGTTGTTTAACTAGAAAAAAGGATTACTTGATGCAACAACTTCTGGCATTACCAAATCCTTAGTTAAGGAGCAGGCAATAGCCAGAGAGTCCACAAAGTCATCATGTGCGTAGGATTCATCAGGGGCGGCTACAAGGAAATTAGGTCCTTTGTACTGCACCTCTGCATCCACCATCTGCTGATAAAAACGCTTCCATGTTCGTAAACGCCGAGTTTTTGCATGGGCTGGCCATGCGAGCATCTTGCGCTGGATAAGGGCTTGAAGATGCTTCCAACGACCAGACTGCTCACTAGGGCTAGAGGTTAGAGACATTACCTCTGCTCTAGGTATCAGTAACTTGAGGCGTTGTGCAACAGCGTCGCCTACACCGTTGGCATCTACGCCAATAGCAAGAACGTCGTAGTTACTGAGGAAGTTTACGATCTGGAAGTATTGCTCTTCCCAATCGTCTCCCTGCATCTCTAGCCAATTAAGGACTCGGTGATCAAAATAACCAAACTCATCAGGACGATCCCAATCAACCCAAACCACAGTAACGACTGTAGAGTCAGTTTTACGAGCAGGGTCGATGCCGACAACGACTGGGGTTTTATGCCATACCTTAACCAGTTCCTGAGAAGTGTCGCCCAAGTCGTCCATAATGTTCGAAGTAACAAACATGCCTCGCTCAAGAAGCCATTTGCAGTTGTACGACATTTGAAATTCATCTGATTCCTCACCGATGCGTAGCATCTCTTTTCTAATAAACTTCTCATAGTTGTCATTGAACTTTGCAACATCTTTCCAGTCCCATTGGAAATGGTTCTGCCTATTACCACGAGTCGTTTGGCGACGTCGATTCATCTGAATTGCTTTGTAGAAGTTATTTTTACTTGTTGTAGGTGTTCCAGTCTTTACCATTGTTCCTGCGTAGTACGCAAGCATTGGAGAGATTGACTTAGAGACAACAAAGTCATCAGCCTCTTGACACTCGTCGATAACGATGAGATGGAAAGACTTAGACTCAATCTTTGCACGAGGGTTTGCAGTCATCATCGTGATGGTAGAGCCAGACTTCTTTAACTTGATCTGACGAGTTACACCGCCTACACGAGCAGTCTGATCGTCAATCTCAGGATCGCCAAGGATCTCCAGTGCACGCTCAGAGGTAAGGCGGGTCACTGTTCTTCCAAAGAGAGTTTCAGCCTGTCCTTCGGTAGGTGCAAACAGACCAACCCATAAGCCGTCTTTAAACTTACCAAGTAAGTCTGGGTATAACTTTGCAAGTCGAGGAAGTAGCACCATGAGTGTGGCTACTGTGTCAGCAACAGTCTCTGACTTTCCTGACTGACGTGAAGCAAGTGCTGTGATTTCTTCACCATCGTTAATGATGACGGACTCAATGATACGTCGTGCTAGAGGCTTTTGATACGGGTGAAGATCATGGCCTACAAGGACCTTAAGGAAGTCCATAATCTTGTCAACAAGTTTGTCAACGAATTGTTGGGATAACTCATCCAGCGCTTCATCTACAGGCTCGTTATCAACCTGCTCGTCACCTTGATAAAACTCAGGATTAATCTCTTCAAACTTGTCTTGGTCTACTGTCATAGGGGACTCTGTGAGCGTCGCTTTAACTCTTTGGCAATAGCGTAGAAGGCTTCAGCGCCCATCACTACTTCGTCTAGATCAGCCTCGCTCTGGTGTCTCTGCCACGATGAGATGCTCTTGCCGATCGTAAACATTGACTGCTCCATCCATGAGATCAAATCTGGAGTAGAGACCTTCGACACTCGCTTCTCGATTCGAGTCTGCGGCTGGTGTCCAGCCTGCTTCTTCCGTAAAATCATCGTATGTAACTTCCCGTCTTGCTAGTGCGCCGCTTAGTGCTTCTTCTTCCTCTTTCATTGCTCCCCACTTACCTAAGACTAGTCCATGGTACTTGGGTAATCGTACTATGAACGGAGTAGCAGTTCTGTACGGTTCTTCGATTTCTTGACTCCAGCCACGTACAACTAGTTTGTTGCCCCACTCATAGGGGAACCTCGTAACTTGAACGAATACTGGTCCGATGTTGTGTACCTTTGGCATCTACTTCTTTCTGGACGAAGTGCTGTACTGCTTTCCACGACTGCTGCTCTGAGAGATACGAGCATATCGATAGAACTCTTTACGCACACCTGCTGGAATAGAGCGAACATTAGCAGGTCCACGAGGTTTAAAGTCT